GGATAGCGTTCGTGCTATCCTCACAGGTCTCTCACGAGAGGCTAGTAGCCTCAAATGAAGATTCCTTTCCCTTATATTACTGGAGAAAATACCATGCCAGGCAGAGTTAGATCGAGTAACTCCGTTGTCACTAAAGGCACCGGAGGTCGTTTTGGCGCTGTCTGGGGTGGAACTTACGGTGTCTGGAGCGGTAATCACTCTTGTTCCGACGTTGTCGGCTCGGGTGATAATGCTCCTCTCAACGTATTCCACGAAACGGTCGATGGAGGAAGAATCAACAAACCTAATGTTGGTTTCTTCAGTTCCTGGTTTTCCAATTATCGTTGCGATTTCTTGGATTCCAGTAACAATTTCGACCATCTTGGTATTGTCGGAGACATTTTCGACGTCGATGCTGCCACTCAGGCAGCTGCACGAACTAATCCGTCACAGCCATATGTGGATGTGCCGGTTAACGCGTTGCAATTGGGAGAATTAGCTCATCTTATCCAGGGTAAAGGAAGATCCTTTATTCGAGATATGGGAACTAATAACCTAATGTACCAATTCGGGGTTGTTCCCCTGGTTGGTGACTTAGTTAAGCTCCTCGATCTGAACGACCAGGTTAATCGCCGGGTCGATCAGATTAGAAGGCTTAGATCCCAACATGGTCTCCGCCGAACAGTCGGCATTGGTAATTACTCAGCTTCTGCGAAAGTAAACAAGTTTATACAATCGCAGGGTCTTCTCATTCGAGATGACTTTGATGTAGTTACCGAGCTTTCGATTAAGGCACACTGCAGGTGGTTACCTGCTGGTGATTGCCTCTCGTTAGCTTCACCTGCCGAGACTCGTGCGCTAGCTAGGCGAGCGGTCTTAGGAATGACGTTCGACACATCTACGATGTGGGAACTCATACCGTGGACCTGGCTGCTAGACTGGTGTGGTGACTTTGGGCAATACTTGTCTGCCCATCGTAATATCATACCAGCGACGCTCTCTGACGTTTCAGTCATGAGACACACGAGGACAGTGGCTGAGTGGAAGGGTACAGCTGCAGACGATTGGTCTTGCAGCGGTATTCGTTACACTCGTGAGAATAAAACTCGAGCCACGTCTTTTGTTGCTCCAGTAGCCCATCTGCCGTTCCTTTCGGCAAATCAGGTGGGTATCGTGGCTTCGTTAGCAGTAACGAGGCTTTGATGCCTCGAAACTGCAACACGAAGACCACGAGGAGTAAAACATGTTCGCAGATCCCCAAACGCTCACCGTCAATGCGGTGGCCAAGAATCTTGTTCGTATCAACCAAGATACGTACTCTTCTGAGTACCTTCTTCGTTCGACAACGAATGAATTCAGGCTGAAGATCCGGAACTCCAGTTATCGGGATAAAGCTCGCAATGTGATGATTGATCGTCACAATGTCGAGTTTACCGAAACTGTTTTCCCGGTGGCGCCTGCGACTTTGTCAACCGTAAGGAAGACATATGTCGTAATCGAAAACCAGCAGGGTGATACCCTGGCTGACCCGACTTACGATGCCGCAGCATTGTTTGTATGGTTGACTGCGTCAACCAATGCAAACATCACCAAGTTGATGAACTTCGAGAGTTAAGGAACTCGAAGGACGTTTTGCTTTCTGTGACTTGGAATATACGCCCTACTGAAAGGTAGAGATATATGAAGAGCCAAGAAAGTGTTCTACTCCATGTCGTGCACGGCGTCTGTAAAGATGTCCGAGCAGCATACCCTGCTATAAGGGGTTTGGATCTCGATTTTGAGAGACTCACCCTTTATTGTCAGACACGTGGCCAAGCATTATTTATGCTTGACCTTCCACATCTTGACTCTCTTTTGTTGGAGGGTCTTGAGAGTGGGCGCCTTGTCTGTAAGGGACCGCTTAGTTCAGTGGTTTCCAAACAGGTCAGAGTGCCGAGATTATTCTCGGGACTTTGGTTGCGCGTGTTTGACAGGCATGCATGTTTGCGTCAGGATGCCGATCCGACCAGCATATTCTTTCTTAGGCAGCTTTGCTGCTTGGGGAAGAAGCTGGAAGTGGAGTGCTCTTATAACCGCGTTCAAGCGGTTTTGGAGAACTACCATGCGATCGAACGATCCATTAGAAGACCCACCCTTGGGTGGGAATCTAATGAATTGGATCCCGATGATCGCCTCAGGAGCTGTCATTTCGTACAAGCTCTTGATGGCCCTGCCTATTGTCCTGAACAGTATACGCTTCCTCTCGCAAAAGAGGATTTGTATATCTGTCGAAGACAGAAGGCCAGTGATCGAGATCTCCTCACAAGACTCCAGCAAGTAGCTGATGTCGTGTGCGGTGCTTTTGACTTCTTTGATCCTATTCAACGTTCTGTTGATTTGGAAACAGAGGGTCTAGGCATCGGATTCAAACATGGACCTGGGGCAGTTTCCGAACGGATGAGGAACGAGGAGAAATCCAAGTTTCGCTACTGGTCGGATAAGCTGGAGGTACTCTTTCCTTTCGTCCTCTGTGGTAAAACCGCAGGAGATGATCGGGATCGTCCTGTTAACCATGAATTGGCTAGCAGGCTGATTTGTGTACCTAAGACCTATAAGGGTCCTAGGCTCATTGCTGCTGAGCCAGCATCACATCAGTGGTGCCAGCAAAGCATCTTGAGTTTCATGAATGATCAATTCAAGAAGCACTTTAAGGGCTTCTTTATTGACCTTCGTGATCAAACCAAATCAAACGATCTTGTACTTCTGGCTTCACGAGATAGATCATTAGCTACCGTCGATTTGTCGGATGCTAGTGATCGTCTTTCGTGTTGGACCGTGGAGCGTACGTTGAGGAGTAACCCTTCTCTCCTGTACCATCTGCACGCCGCACGAACGAGGCTCCTTAGAGATGATATCTCTAAAGAACAGGGCTTCTTGAAACTCAAGAAGTTTGCCTCGCAGGGAACCGCCACCACATTTCCCGTACAATCTTTGGTCTTCCTTATCATCGCACTCACTGCTTCAGTGAGAGGTGATATTAGTTGGCCTCAGATTTGGAAAATGAGGAACCAGGTACGAGTGTTCGGCGATGACATAATTTTGCCGACACACGGGTATGAGCGATTAATCCGCATTATGGAAATCCTTGGTCTGAAGGTGAATGTAGCGAAAAGCTATGCTCACGGACATTTCAGGGAATCCTGCGGGGTCGATGGGTACATGGGCTACGATGTAACCCCTGTTAAGCCTAAGACCTTAATCGCCGACAGCCCGGCTTCGTGTCAGGCTGTTGTAGACACATCCAACAATCTCTTTAATAAAGGATTATGGAATGCATCAGACAGCCTCACAAACACCTTACCTCTACGTATTCGACGTAGACTCCGGGTTGTGGCTCGACACGAGACTGGGTTCGCCGGTCTCGCCTCATGTTCTGGCAGCGATGAATCTCATCTTCAAAAAAGATGGAATTCTCGCCTTCATAGGCACGAGGTCAGAGTTTGGACATTACGTGGTCCAACTCGAACAGAGACCGTCGGGGGATTCCACAGCTTGTTGGACTTCTTTGCCAGCAAGCACAATAATGAGCACCCTCGGATTGTATCAGAGGGTTGTGGAATCCGGAAGACCAGAGATGGTCTTCTATGGGAGCCCCTTAACAGTCGCGCTCGCATCCATGCTGCTCCAGGACGAAGTTGGTGAGGTCACATTAATTTGTGTACCAGGCCAGCCAGGTTTTATGCGTGTGCCCAATTGGGTATGCAATGAACTTGGTCTTCGTTCCGAAGAGGTCAGCTTTTTGGTTGCGAATGAGCTCGATGAAGCGAGAGCTTACAGGTGAGGTACTGTCCATGCGGGCAGTTACGCTGTCTGTATGGGCTTTCACTTATCTGTGTTAAGGGTGTATGGGATTAATCTTCCTATGGTTGAAAGGCCATAGGAGGAGCATCCCTGGAGAGTGC